AGGGAGGGTAGGAGGGCAAATAAGCCTTCTTTAATTTATGGAAGAATCATACGTTCAGCGAAGAAAGAAAGAGATAAAGCAACGCAAACAGGAGTCAGGCCGTCCCTCCAAGAAGGATATAGCCGCTAACTCCCCCGGCGGAAGGAAGTCAGTAGGCAGGCCAAAGGGTGATGCCACTATCATTAACGAGTATAAGGCTCGTATGCTGGCGTCTCCTAAGTCCAAAAGGGTATTAGACACTATCTTTGATGCGGCTTTAGACCATGACCACAAGAACCAAGCCGCGGCATGGAAGTTAGTCATGGACCGGATACTCCCAGTGGCGGCATTTGAGAAAGATGTCGTGCAAAACAGCGGCAAATCTGCTATTCAGATCAACATAACGGGCGTGGGTAACACGGAGGTCAAGGAGTTTGATGCCTCTACTATCCAACCTACGGTAATAGACGGGGACAACGGTGAAATACTTTGATATAACGGAGTTTAATTGCACTCACACTAACAAGAACGAGATGGAACCTGCGTTTTTGGAGAAGTTAGACGCCTTGCGGGAAGAATGCGGCTTTCCTTTTACTATTACCTCGGGGTACAGGGACGAAACCCACCCCAATGAGGCCAGAAAAAAAATTCCAGGCACCCATAATCAGGGGATTGCCGCGGATATTGCGGTATCTAGCGGCACAGAGCGCATGAATATCGTGCATAACGCGCTTAAAATGGGATTTGGTGGTATTGGTGTAGCAAGAACCTTTATTCACGTAGATACTAGGGACACCACTCCGGTTATGTGGACCTATTCTTGATGCGGTGTCACCTTAATGGATCTTGAAATTGAACTTTTGCCCTGGCAACAAGACGTTTGGGCAGATGAAACGCGGTTTAAGATAGTTGCGGCAGGACGGCGGACAGGTAAGTCCCGCCTTGCCGCGTGGATGTTGATAGTTAACGCACTTCAGGCAGACAGAGGCCATGTATTTTACGTCGCACCTACTCAGGGACAAGCCAGAGACATCATGTGGCAGACGCTTCTGGAGCTGGGACATCCTGTTATTGCTGGTAGTCACATCAATAATCTGCAAATTAAGCTTGTCAACGGAGCAACCATCAGCCTCAAAGGGGCGGATAGGCCAGAGACAATGCGAGGTGTCAGCCTCAAGTTTTTAGTGCTGGATGAGTACGCAGACATGAAGCCTGACGTATTTGAACAGATCCTAAGACCAGCTTTGGCCGACCAAAAGGGCTGTGCCATGTTTATTGGTACGCCGATGGGAAGGAACCACTTTTATGAACTGTACAAATATGCGGAGTTAGATGATGATCCGACGTACAAAGCTTGGCACTTTACTTCTTACGACAATCCACTACTGGACAAAGACGAAATTGATATTGCTAAACGCTCTATGTCGTCTTATGCGTTTCGTCAGGAATTTATGGCGTCGTTTGAAGCTCGTGGCTCTGAAATGTTTAAGGAAGATTGGGTACAAGTCGCGGAAGAAGGCCCGGATCAGGGTGATTACTACATCGCGATTGATTTGGCGGGATTTGAAGAGGTTAATAAAAAACGCACGAAAAACACTAAACTCGATGAAACGGCGATTACTGTTGTAAAGGTCAATGAACACGGCTGGTTCGTAGAAAACATCATCCACGGACGATGGGAACTTAACGAAACGGCAATGAAGATCTTCCAAGCCGTAAGAGACTACAAGCCTATTAGTGTGGGCATCGAAAGAGGAATAGCCAAGCAGGCGGTAATGTCGCCACTTGTTGACCTCCAGAAAAAGCACGGCACGTTTTTTAGGATAGAAGAACTAACTCACGGCAACCGTAAAAAAACCGACCGGGTAATGTGGGCGCTTCAAGGTAGATTTGAAAACGGGTACATTACGCTAAGAAAGGCAGAATGGAACATAAGATTCCTTGACCAACTGTTCCAATTCCCTGATCCTTTGACACACGATGACTTAGTAGACGCTTTAGCTTATATTGACCAGCTTGCGAAAGTCGCTTATGACTACGAATACGAAATTGAAGACCACGAAATACTAGACGTGGTAGCGGGATACTGACATGACTGACCTATACGAACAAGATCCACTCATGATTCAAGAGTCCGTTGAAGATTGGGTAATGAACAAATGTGAAGACTGGCGTGACTACTATGAGTCAAACTATGAAGACCGCTTTGAAGAGTACTATCGGCTATGGCGTGGCATTTGGGACCCTGCTGATAGTGAGCGCAGGTCTGAGCGTAGCCGTATTATCTCTCCTGCTTTACAGCAAGCTGTCGAGTCTAATGTTGCAGAGCTAGAAGAAGCGACGTTTGGTAGAGGTAAGTGGTTTGATGTTTCCGACAACATGGGCGACACCTCCAAAGAAGATGTCCTATTCCTAAGAAACAAGCTTACCGAAGACTTTGAAGACTGCATGGTACGTAAGGCCGTTGCAGAATGCCTGATTAACGCCGCAGTGTTTGGTACGGGCATCGGTGAGATTGTCATTGAAGAGATGAAGGAGATGGCTCCTGCAACCCAGCCTATTATGGATGGTGATCTTCAGGCGGTAGGTGTTAACGTAACTGACCGCGTAAAAGTAAAACTGCGCCCTGTTATGCCGCAGAACTTCCTAATTGACCCAGTGGCCACAGATGTAGATGAGGCCTTGGGTGTTTGCATTGACGAGTTTGTTAGCCGTCACCAAGTCGAATTACTTCAAGAGCAAGGCGTTTATCGTGACACGTATGTTGGTAGCGCCGCTCCTGACACTGACCTTGAGCCTGACCAAGACATTACGATTTATAACGACGACAAAGTTCGGCTTACTAAATACTATGGTCTTGTTCCGCGTGAGCTACTTAACTCCGCAATGGATGAAGACACTGAGCTGGATGATGAAGACAGCAAGTACATAGAGGCCGTAATCGTTATTGCTAACGGCGGGATCTTGCTTAAAGCAGAGGCAAATCCCTACATGATGAATGACCGTCCTGTTGTTGCATTCCCATGGGATGTAGTGCCTGGTCGCTTCTGGGGTCGTGGTGTTTGCGAAAAAGGTTATAACAGCCAAAAGGCATTAGACACCGAGCTTCGAGCAAGGATTGATGCGTTAAGCCTGACAATCCATCCGATGATGGCTATTGATGCGACTCGCTTGCCTAGGGGCGCAAAGCCAGAGGTGCGACCCGGCAAGATGATTTTAACCAATGGAGATCCTAGAGAGGTTCTTCAGCCGTTTAACTTTGGCCAGGTTAATCAGATCACCTTTGCACAGGCTGGTGCGTTACAGCAGATGGTTCAGCAAGCAACAGGGGCCGTTGACTCAGCAGGAATTGCTGGTCAAGTTAATGGTGAGTCCACTGCCGCCGGTATTAGCATGTCACTCGGCGCGGTGATTAAGCGCCACAAACGCACACTAATTAACTTTCAGCAGTCTTTCCTGATACCATTCGTTAAGAAAGCCGCTTATAGGTATATGCAGTTTGATCCCGAAAGTTACCCTGTTGCTGATTACAAATTCAACGCTAGTAGTACTCTGGGTATTATCGCTAGAGAGTACGAGGTTACTCAGCTAGTTCAATTGCTTCAGACTATGGGTCAAGACTCCCCAATGTATGCAACACTCATTCAGTCGATTGTAGACAACATGAACCTGTCTAATCGCGAAGAGTTGCTGGCGGCAATGAATCAATCGATGCAACCAAATCCACAAGCCCAGCAAATGCAACAGCAAGCACAACAGTTGCAGATGCAATTCCAGCAGTCACAAACTGCGGCCCTGTCTGCACAAGCACAGGAATCTGCGGCTAGAGCGCAGAAGCTCGCGGCTGAAGCGGCAGTTGTTCCGCAAGAGCTAGAGATTGACAAAATCAACGCAATTACTAGAAACTTGCGTGATGGCGATCAAGAGGACAAAGAGTTTGAGCGACGCATGAAGGTCGCTGATACTCTCCTTAAAGAGAAGCAAATAGAAGGAAAGCGTAATGCTGACAGACCACGAACTGAAAGCCCTGCTCCAACGAGTCAACCGGGAGTTCCAAGGAACATTCCAGCGAATAACGGAGCTGGAGACCAAGGTAGAGGAGTTGTCTAATGGCAAAGAAACACCCAAGCGTAGCGCGGGCGGGAGTAAGCGGGTTCAGCAAGCCGAAACGAACGCCTAGCCATCCCACTAAATCTCATGTGGTTGTAGTTAAGTGTGATGATGGTAAAGTAAAAACCATTCGGTTTGGCGAGCAAGGGGCTAGTACCGCAGGAAAGCCAAAATCAGGAGAGTCAGAAAAGATGAAAGCAAAGCGGAAATCTTTTAAGGCTCGTCATGCTAAAAATATTGCAAAAGGCAAATGTTCTGCGGCATATTGGGCTAACAAGGTTAAATGGTGACAATCTATGAAAGTTAAAGCACCGGACGGTCATCACTGGATGAAGAAAGGTAGCAATTACAAGCTAATGAAAGATCCTGTTGGTGGCTATAAGCCTCACAAAGGCGCATCTAAGTCAGCAGATTTTGCAGTTCAAAAAGTCCACAAAAAGTAAGGAGAGTGTTATGCCCGGTAAAAAGAAAAAGAAAGT